AACAGAGGCAAAGAACGAGTCAGCAATGTGATTCGGGACGAAAGCGAACTCGTCAAGAAAGAGGATATTAAAGGACATACCTCGGACAGCACTTGCAGACGTAGAAGCAGCCAATATCTTTGATCCGTTTTCAAGTTCTAAACTCCCTCTATTCCAAGAAACCACACCTTGCTGCATCCATTTTGGTAAGTTCTCATATGCAAGTTGTAATCTACCTAATAATTCCCTTGCAGTTGCAGCCTTGTTTGCAAGAATACCTACATTAACACTATCATGAAAAACGACATAATGTAAAAGATATGATATCGACGTAGTAGACTTACCCGTCTGTCGAGGCATCATACAGATATTAAATCGATTCTCATGGAATCTCTTAATTAATTTCTCCTGAAAAGCGTAAGGTTCAAATGGAACCAAACCCTCATCAAGAGAAACGATTTGAATATAATTTTTTGCAAAATATACAGGATCCTCTTTACACTTAATAAACTCCTGTATCTGTTCTTTAGTGAACTCAACAGGAGTATTAGCTTTTTTTAAATTAGGATTACCTAGATACTGTTCTGCTACTGACATCGTATTCAATTACAATTTTCTTACTGGTTCTACCAGTTTGATCATAGGTATCAAAATGATTTATTGTACCATCTAAATGAGAAACTATTTGTTCTAATTGTTTAAGGTACTCTTCTTTAGAAGTTTCAGTAATAACAAGTGTCATTATTTCTGACAATTCTTATAATTTTTGTAAAGACCGACAGCAACTACTGCAAGTATTACGACTCCAATACCATAACCAACTACACCAACTCCAGACTCTTCTGGTGGTGCAATTGCTTCTTGTATTTCTATAACCTCTGTAGGTACAACCTCTTTAAGTAGTTCTTCCATTGTTTTGTCATAAGTCTACTATATAGGTCTATTCAATTAATGTACCAAATGATCTACGAATCTCACGTAGTTTCTCAAGGTTCATATCCTTGGTTCCACCATCGTAAGCATGAGCATACCCTTCAGTAATCATCTGTTCGTTTAATGAAACAGTATCCTCGTTAATATAGAGCCAACCAAGAAGCCTGCCATACTTCCCAGTACCACCCACAAGTTCTGTTCTAACAGTGAGTTCATCACCGTCTCCTGCAATAGTATCTTCTAATTTTTTCTTTAACCAGTTAGTGGCATCTACTCCCAATGCCTTCTCTTCCAAGTTTCTTGTTCTCTTCTCTGGCGTATCAACTCCTGCAACTCTAACTCTTTCTTTCTTGTATAACTCAAACCCAAGATCAATAGTAACATCGATAGTATCACCATCTAAAACCCTATCTATTGAAACTACTCGAAAGTTATAACAACTCTTCCGACTTGGTGGAACCATTGCTCCCATTTTCGTACTCCATAAGTGTATTATTTAGCATCTCATCTATCGAAAGTCTATTTTGTTTTGATTCATACTCCCTAATCTTCTGTATCCATTCCCCTGTAGGAAAATCATGACCCATGTGTGCTTCTGCCTTTGGTGCAAAATATCCTGCTCCAATAAAAGCAACCGCTATCGATCCCAAGAGACCTATAGCGGCTACTACTTTCTCATTTGCTCTAACTCTTTCAGTGAGCTCCTTCTGCTTCTCCACCAATCTCTCTACTTGCGTCTCCAAGACTGCTATTTGCACTGACTTGCTCATTAGGATACCAAGTATCATACATGAATATGTAGTAAATTGCAATCCCCACACCAATAAGAAGGATGGCAAGCATGATATTAATTGACCAGACTACATCACTCATGACACCTTATTATTTTCTATACCACCATGACTATTTACATAGTCCATATAATTAAATCCCGAATTTGGTGGATAGATATACTTTCCATTCTCATCAAAGTTAGGCAACTTTGCTCTTGACTCTGCTGTTGGGAATATAACCTTCTCACCACGAGCTCTCCTCTCTCTACCCATTCTCTTACGATACTCATTACCCGATTCTCCTGGTGGATCAGGCCAAGAAGTACCCAGTATCTCCTTAATCATTTCTTTTGTATAACCGTTAGGATGACTCATAATACTTTCATGTTGATTTCATAATTGACCACAGAATCAAAGAGATAGTAACAAACCATGTTCCAATAATAAAGTAAAACAAGATTATTGGTAAAGAACCTGTAGATCCAATATTTATTACCTTCCCTAAATTCCACCTCTTCCAAGTATTCTGTTTCATTGAAAGTATGTTTCATAATATTTTACAAGTCCAAACGAAACGTTGAACTTACTAGACCACTCCTTAGCACATTCTTCTGCACTCTTACCAGAGTAACCAAAGCGTTCCAATATTATGAGACATTCTTTAGTTGACATGTATAACTCCCTTCATACCAGCACCAGCATGAGGATCGCATTGAAACTCATAGTCTCCTGCTTCTGAAAATGTAACTGGGAATTGCTCTCCACTCATAAATGCTAGATCGGGATGAGATAGTTCTTCATGACCTGCAAACATTATATTGTGAGGAGGTAGATCTCCATTTGTAAAAGTAACTGTATCTCCAGCAGAAATTGTTACCTCATTAGGTTCAAAGACTAAATTGCCTCCTGCACCCATTTGTATATCAGCAGCGTATGCTTGTGCTGCTAACGACATTGATAGAAATAATGATGTAAGCATAATGGTGAGTCTACTCATCCACCACATAATTTCATGTTTCATAATTAGTGTCCCATTGGAATACCTGCAGACATAAGACGAGAGATGTTATCCACCTCTGAATTATTCTTACAGTAGTCAATAAAATGAGGATGATCCCCTAGATAGGAGACATCCTCTTTACTATGTTCTATTGCCTCATATGCATCCACTGCATATTCACATATCTCATAATGATGATGTTGTGTGTCGTGATAACCGACTGTGTAATGATTCTGTTGAGTCAGGGGCATGATTCTTTCAATCCCATACTGCATATATTTATAGCATGGATTGAGTAATTGTGCCTAGTTATGTGTGGACTCACGGACTAAGTTATGACATCAAGTTCAGTTTCCTCCTCTTCATTAAGATTTGTTTTTCTTTTCTTGTCATTCTTATCATCTCCAACTACTTCTCTAAGTAAATTGTCATCAGAAAGACCTTCTTTCCAATCTTCGTAACCTTCCATCATTTTCTCCGATTAAAGTTTATAAGGTTTTTCAGGTGGTGTATCTGTAGTAATCTTAAGAGGTGCTTGCTCTACTCTGATTGTTTGAACAGGACCAGCACTTGCTTTTGCCATGATTGCCTCAATATCCTTTGCAGTAACAGGAGGAGGACCACCATTAGAACCACCGTTACCGTTACCATTCATCTTCATGGTACCGTCTCCTTTCTTAGAAGCGGTCTGAATTCCAAAGCTCGCCAAAACTCCTGTGAAAACTGAAGCTATGAAAGTTGGGTCAATTTTCTGTTGTGGAACACCTGGTATGGCAACATAATTTAATGTCAATATTCCACCACTCCAGGCAAGAACGGTAATTCTGACAGCAGTACTGATGATTGCTGCTTGTTCTTCGGCATCTGGGAGAAGTGCAGCCTTTGCTTTACCAAAGAAACCTTTCTTTTCTTCCTTAATTTCTTCTTTTAATTCTTTTTTTACTTCTTCTGGCATGACATAAAATTGAGAGACTATTTATATATAGTATTCTCAATTTTATATAAGCATGTAAGTGTCTTTACCTAAAACCTTGATGGCAGTGAAGGTACAGCAGCTTGTGGTGTAGGAGAAGGTGTAGCAAGATCATTTGTTCCTAAAGGAAGATCTGTAGAAGGAAGTCCTCCTCCACCTAATCCACCAAGTCCTCCCATAGATCCAAGAACTGCATCAATAGCTTGCTCTTTAACACTTTCGATGATTGCATCCTTACGAACGAATACATATCCACCAAGACCTACTAACGTGAGGGAAACAACTCCACTCGCAATAGCGATTCCGTTTACAATTTTTTGTACCATAATTTACCTTGCTTTAATAGCAAATTCTACTTTCCCTAATAGTTTATCACCCATATCAGGTTTTGTCAACAACTTAAAGATATGCTTTAGAAATGTTGGTAAGAAATCCAATAAGTGTAACACCAGCAGCTAATACTGCTGCAGCACCTATCACCCATTTCTCTACTGCTTTAAGTCGCTCACGTAACTCATCTTGTTTCTCTTCTAATCTCTCTATTTTTAAAGCCATTACTGTCAGTCTAGTCTCCTGACTAGCGTCTAATGAAATTTCAGTCATAATTATACCGTAGTTTTTTTACGTCCAATATTATATTTACTTTCAAGTGTCCA